AGTAATCCTTTTAATGGTGCATTATCAAACTTAAAGATTTATAAAGACTCATTAACTCAATCTGAAATCACTCAAAACTACAATGCTCATAAGAGTCGTTATGGACTCTAAATAATTAAAAATTTATAGGAGTATATAACAATGTACGAAAATAGAAGTTTTGCAATCTTCTCCACAACCGAAATTGATCAGGTTGATTTTTCATTAGTATGTGAAACAAGTGCCAATACTTTAAGACGCAGTGTATCTGGAGACAAAACTTTTCTAAAATGGGATGGAGAACAACCAGAGTTTGTTTCAACACTCACAACACTTGAAGGACCTTATACACACGCAGAGATTTTAGAGATTCTAAACACTGATGAATGGACAGAAAGTGACAATAATCAGTAGTTGTTGATGAGGAACCTGACGGTTCTGAAGTATAAATAACTAAAAAGTCTTAAGATGGCAGATAAAACAAGACGAACTGGTGATTTAGTATCTGATAATAATATATTTGTTGATATTGTTAATGATCGTGTTGGTATTGGAACAACAGTTGCAACAGCACAACTGACTGTTGCTGGTGATATTAATTTAACTGCTGGTATTATCACTGCCACTTCTGGTATTGTAACTTATTATGGTGATGGTCAATATCTACAGAATATTACTAGCAGTGGTGGTATAAGTTCTATATCTATCTCTAGTAATGTAGAAAATCAGTCACAATATATAACATATGCAACATCAATAGGAAATACAACTGGACTTGGTGTAACAACAGGAGGTCTTACATTTAATCCTTCTACTGGAAGAATGGGTATTGGTGCTGCATCCCCAGAAGTAGATTTACATATCTTATCCGGAACTTCAAGTTTCTCTCCAGTTACTAACTTTGATAAACTTGTAATTGAAAATCAAAATGGGGGTCAAGGTGCCGTCCTACAATTGGTCTCACCAAATGTATCTGAGATAGGATTTTCTGATGCTACTAGAAATGCAGGACTGCTGAGTTATAATCACAATACTAACTCCATACACTTTGATAGTAATAATGTTGCTAGAGCTACTATTGATTCAAATGGTAATTTAGGTATTGGAACTAATGATCCTTCTGGAAGATTTCAAGTTGATGATATATTTACCATTACCGAAACTGATAATATATTTAATCCTGCTCCTGCTTTTGTAGTGAAAGGTGCAACAGATACAATTATGGAAATTGGTGATGATGATGTACACATAAGTAAACCTTTAAACCTGAGTTCAACATTATTTTCTAGGGGTGGTATTACAGCAACTGGCAGTTTAACAGTAGAGATTGATAATACTGTAGATATATCTTATGTAGGTGGTACATCTATTAATACCGGTAACAGTATAACCTTAACTGGAATAGAGTCAGGTGATTTAGTTCTATTTTTTAGTGCGGCCGATAGTGATAACCAGGCTACTCCAAGCAGTGGATGGACTGCAATTCCAGGATTAGGAACTCAACCTGATAATGATGGCAATCCAGATAGTGCAGCATTTTATAAATTTTCTGAAGGAACATCACTAACAGCAAGTGGATTAAATGATAATGACACTACAGCAATGCTGATTGCATTTAGAGGTGTTAATTCTGATCAACCTTTTTCTGTAAATTCTGTTGAGAGTACAGGAACAAGTGGAATGCCAAATCCACCTTCAATCACCACTGTCGATGATGAGTGCATGATCGTGGCTGTTGGATTGATTGATGATGATCAATTCGTTGGTACGCAGGCACCTTCTGGATATTCTCTTGCCATAAGCGAATATGGGAATAGTTGTACAATTATGTCCGCATATAAAGCACAAACAAGTGCAGGATCAGAAAATCCGGGTGCATTTAGTGGTGCTGGAGATGACTTCTACAAAGCACAAACTATTGCATTAAAGGTAGATCGAAGGGTCCGGCCAGGATTTACTGTAAACAATTTTGCTAACGTTACTGCTGCTAACGTTAATGCCACAACATTCATTGGTTCAGGTTCTGGATTAACAAATTTACCTGCTGGGGAACTTTCTGGAACATTAGCATCAGTTGATGGTTCGAATATAACATCACTCGATGCATCTAATCTTGGTTCTGGTACTGTTCCTAATGGTAGGTTCCCTGCAACATTACCAGCAGTATCTGGTGCTAACTTAACATCCTTAAATGGAACAAATATAGCTTCAGGTACTGTAGCAGCTGCCAGAGTAGCAACTCTTAATCAAAATACGACGGGAACGGCAGATAATTTTACTGTAACTGCCAACAATTCTACAGATGAAACTGTATATCCAGTATTTGTTGATGGTGCTACTGGATCACAAGGTGCTGAAACTTCTAGTAATTTAACTTATAATCCTAGTTCAAGAACACTTGACATTCAGGGTTCATTTAAAGTACAGGACGATATATTTGATGATGATACACCATCTTTTGTAATAAATAAAACAACTTCTTCCGATCTAGTTTTCAAAACTGACAATAATGCAGTGAATATTGGAGCAGGAATTTCTTGTACCATACTAGACGATGCATATATTGGAGTTAGTAATTCTAAGGGTCTTATTTTAACATCACCAAATGGTACACAATATCGTTTAATTGTTGCAAATGATGGAACTTTATCTACGTCTTCAGTTTAATTTAATTACTAAAACATTTTATAAATAATTTATAACAAGGAAATAATAAATGACAATTATTGTAGGAAAAATTACTTCTCAAGGTTCAGGCGGTAATAACATTTTTAAATCTGGTCCATATACTGTTCATGAATTTAGTACCACTGCTAATTTCACACCAACAGCAACTGGCAGAGTTGATGTTTTAGCAATTGGTGGTGGAGGGTCTGGAGGCACTGGACCATCTTCTAGTTCTTCTAGTGGTGGTGGAGGTGGTGCTGTGCTTGTAAGTAAATTTAATCCTGTAGTTTCTGGTTCACCCTATACGATGACTGTTGGGGCAGTAAATGGTAATACTGTTGCTAATTGGAATGGAGGATCGTTGACTGCTCCTGCCGGTGCTCAGGGTCTGAACGGAGTCACCGGCACCAACGTTGGTAATGATGCTCCATTGGCATCAGGTTCTGGTGGAACTGGATGGAACACTTCTAATGGTGGAGTCGGGGCAAATATTGCTGGACAAGGATTTCCTGGTTTTCAAGATGCTTATCCAGGTTCTTCAAACGATAGTGCAGGGGGAGGTGGGGCAGGAAGTGGAGGTCCAGTAACGACTGCTAGCAAGGATGGTGGATCAGGAACACCGATTGCATATTTTACTGGTATAACAACACATACTAATGCATCAGCCGGAGGTCCCGGTCGTGGTGGAAATCAAACTGCTAGAACTGGTATTCAATATGGTAATGGTGGTGGTTCACATCCAAATTCTGGTGAGGGGACACAACCTTCACAACCTGGTGCAATTTTTATAAGATACATCTAACAAATAAAAAATTATGTCTTCAACTTACGCACAAATTGATGAAAATCGTATAGTTTTAAATATTATATCTGCAGATTCTACATATATTGCAGAGAGAACATCTTTAGGAGAAACTTATGTTCAAGTTACCAATCCAAGAAATCCTGCTAGAATTGGTGCAACACATAATACAACTTTAGATATGTTTGTTCCTCTTCCTCCGTCTGTAGAATCTGGTTGGAACTGGGAAATTGTAAATACAGAATCTGATGGAGATGGTGGCACCATCAATAATTATTCTTGGGTATTTACTCCATCAAATCCCGTGAACACTCAAACCGAAGGTTCTGTATATGTTGCTGAATATAATGCATATATTGTTCCTCCAGAAGATGATTCGTGGGTCTTTAATGAATCTGAATTAAGATGGGAATCTCCTAGTTGACACTGATCGAATAATGATATATAATTTATTATGAGTTTGTTTTTATTTTATGGCAAATAGTGCAATATGGTATAAAACATCTATGCCAAAAAAATTGATTGATATTGTGAGAGATGATGTTAACAATTCGGAAAAAAATTTAAAAGAAGCAAATGTTTTTGCTGGAGTTCAACATTCAATAAGAGATAGTAGAGTTGATTGGTTACCATCTTATCACTGGATTGTAGGACTTTGCTATCATTATGTTCTTCGAGCAAATAGAGAAAATTTTTTATATGATATCTCTGGATTTGATCATGAATCTATGCAATATACCTCTTATGATGTAGGAGAATATTATAATTGGCATGTCGATGCTGGTTTAGATTCATATTATAAACCAGTCGAAAACAACCAAGAAAATTTTGTAATTAGAAATTCTGAAGAAATTAGAAAGTTATCTGTTATTGTTCAACTTTCTGATCCCGAAGAATATGAAGGTGGAGAAGTTCAATTGATGGGTGATGATGGATCTACTTTTTTCCTACCTAAAGTAAGAGGAACCGTTATTGTTTTTGATAGTAGAATGAGGCATCGTGTCAAAAAGATTACTTCTGGTCATAGACAATCTCTAGTTGGATGGGTAGTAGGACCGAGGTGGAAATGAAAGAAAAATTTAATTGGTCTGTAATAGAGATGCCAGGATTAATTGATGCATCTCAACTTTATGAAGAACCACCTTGGGAAAGAGGTAGATTTACTTACAAAAAACCAGGACAAGTTATTATAGATAAAATAGAAGATCAAGTATCAGGTAGTCTTGCAAGATATAATTATCCAAAATTCAAGGAAGCACATTATGAAATTATGAAATTTCTTGAGGAATATATTGGAGAAAAGTTATATCCAACATACTATTATGATAGATTTTATTTTAAGAATCAAAAATTAGAAAAGCATACAGATAGAGGTGCCTGTGAAGTTAGTATAAGTATTAATATAAGTAATAACTTAGATTATGATTGGCCGTTAATGTTTGAAAAACCAGATGGGAGTTTTATATCCTGTATTACGAAACCGGGGGATGGAGTTCTTTATTCTGGTATTGATATCCCTCACTGGAGAGATTTTATGAAAGGAACTAAAGATAGTTACTATCATCAAATATTTTTTCATTATGTGAGAAGAAATGGTTATTTCTTAGAACATGCATACGATAATGGAGTTTATTAATGATTACTGACATTACAAAATTTATAATTTTGGCAAACAAATATGTTTGGATACATGCTATCAAAGAAGAGAATGGGAAAAATGTTGCATACAAAACAGAGTTCCCATGCGGATTTAAGGAAGAAGATGAGCATGATGTGAGAGTTTTAATAGATCTTCAATATAATCAAGAAACATTTGATTATATTGATAGTTTGGATGTTGAATGGTCTTTACTTGATGAAAACGAATGAAAATAGCAATAATTGGGAAGGGTACTAGTTCTATCATTAGCACTCTTGTTTGTCTTAAGTATGGATATAAAGTTGAAATTTTCTATGATCCAGATTCTCCACCAATTAATGTTGGGGAATCTACAACTCCAAATATAGGTGGATTATTAATAGATGTATTGGATATTACCATTGGTGAATTGATTGATGAGGGAATCGTCTCATTTAAAAATGGAATTAAATTTATAAACTGGGGCAAATCTAAAAATTTTAAACATCATTTTTCTGGAAATGCAACTGCTTTTCATTTTGAAAGTCAAATTTTTAATACATTCATACATCAAAAATTAGAAGAAGTTGGGGTAAAATATCATTCAAAAAGAGTAACTCATTATGGGATAAATCATGACAAAGTTTTTATTGATGATAAACAATATGACTTTGTAATTAATTGTGCTGGTTGGTGTGATAGTGGAGAATATGTAAAACCAATTTTTGAAACCGTTAATAGTGCTGTTCTTTATACTGAAGATAGTATAGATGATTATTCATACACTTTACATAGAGCAACAGAGCACGGATGGCAATTTGGATTGCCATTTCCTGATAATAATATAACAAAGTGTGGATATCTTTTTAATAGTAAGTTTAATACAAAAGAAGAGATAGATGAACACTTTAGAATTAATAAAAAAAATTCTAAGTATAATGTTTATAATAATTTTTCTTGGACACCAAGATATGCGAAAAAAATGTTGAGGAGTAAATATGAAGCCAGTAATGGAAATAGATTGATGTTTATTGAACCCTTACAGGCATTGTCATTATATTATTATGAACTTTTTGCTACATATATTTGTGATTTTCTTAAGAATAGAACATTAGAATCTTTTGAATCTACTAATCATAGATATTATCAAGATATGTTTAATTATCAAATATCCTTAGCATTTCATTATTCATATGGTTCTAAATTTCAGAGTGATTTTTGGGTAGACATACACGAAAGAGCAAACTTAATTATGAATTTGAACTATAAATTTTCTGAAGAATCTCAAAAGAGTTTATATAATTTCAATAAAAGATATCGTGGACAAGAGTTTATGGTGGGTATATTTAATTATAAGGATTATGAAATGATTCATTCTGGAATGCTAAATCTTCCTGTATCAGAATTAATAGAAGATGTAAGTATAATTGGATTTTAATTATGGAAACTTTAAATTTATTTTCAACTCCTGTCTATAAAAATAAATTGATTGATAAAGATTTTGATAAAGTTCAGCAAGAAATTTTTTTATCTTTAAAAAAGGTAAAATTTATTTCTACAAATAAACTTCATCCCAAATCATTTGATCCTCTAAACACCAAAGTTAGTGAAAACATTCAAGAATCAAATTACTTGTATGAATATGTATGTATAAATTTAATACAATCAATATCAGAGAATGTTGTAAACTATCTAAAATCTATAGGATTAAAGGGTGAAGTTAAATTTGAAATCACAAATTCATGGATGACTTGTATCGATAATAATCATCATATTCAAACGCATCATCATGAGGGAGCAGGAATTTCTGGAATATATTATTACAAAACTAATGGAAAGGATGGAAATCTTTATCTGTCCACACCTATCAAGTATATGCAAATATCAAACATCTTTAAAAGATGTGATCCTAATCAATCATTTGAAATTATTCCAGAAAATGGTATGATTATATTATTTCCTAGTTGGATTGACCATGGAGTCAGAAGTAACACGACTGATGATGAAAGAATAAGTGTTGCATTTAATATAAATTTTTAGGTGAGATATGGATTGGATTGACTATTGGCAGAGAAATGATATTGAATGTTTACCATGGGAAACATATGTTCCAGAAAAAAACTTGGTAGAATTTTTTTCTCAAATTGATAATACAAGAGTAAAAACTGCGATTGATATTGGTTGTGGACTTGGAACTAATTCTTTATGGTTATCGTCTTTGGGCATTGAAGTTGATGGTATTGATATTTCTGAGATAGCAATTTATGCAGCAAAAAATAGAAAAGACTTGAAAGTTAATTTTAAAACCTTGAATTTTCTTGATGATACTTTATTGAAAGAAAACTATTATGATTTTGTTTTTGATAGGGGTTGCATTCATGGTATGATTGATGAGGATATAAGAAAATTTTCAGAAAAAGTTAGTAAAATTATATCTAATAATGGATTATGGATGAGTATTATTGGATCATGTGAAGGTCCAGAAGTTTATAATGGACCTCCAAGAAGAACTTGCACAGAAATGATCAGTTTAATTGAACCTCATATGAAAATTGTAAACGTCTTTCTGAGTAAAATGATGATATCAAATAATGTTGAAGTGGATGTTTGGATTTTGTTGACTAAAAAAAGGTTATATGAATAAAGAAATATTATCTGGTTCTCTTCTTGCACATGACTCTGGGATGAGCGTAATAAAAAATGGTGAACTGACTAAAACAATTATTTTTGAAAGACTCACCAGAGAAAAACATGATGGTAGTTTCTTGATTGATTCATTTTTGTCTGAGTTGAGTAAAACTGAATTAAAGTCTGTATCCTTTAGTCAATTTTTGAAGTATGATAATCATTGACAATTATTTTAATAACATAGAAGTTATTAGATCTCACGCTCTAATGCAAGACTATAAATTGCAACATTTTGGTGGATATAGAACTCCTAAACTTACAAGAGATACTAATGTTGGTAAATTGATAACTAATAAAATAGTTGACACTCTACAGAAAGAAATAAATAAAAACATATCTTATCTTGAAATATATTATCATTGCTCTCCTTATTCTTTTATGGAGAGTATTGACAATTTTAATCAAGTCAAGTATCATAGAGATGGGTTTGAATGTGCTGGTGTAGTTTACATCACACCTAATCCACCACAAAATACTGGAACATGTATTGAAGGATATGGTTGTATAGAAAATGTCTACAACAGATTTGTTTGTTACGATTCTAACTTATTGCATGGGCCAGACAATTTATTTGGATTTGATTTGCCCAATAGTAGATTGACCGTAACATTTTTTTCAAATTTTCATCAACGTAAATAATGATATTATGAATTTTAAAGTTTACACAAAAGATAATTGTCCTCACTGCTACAAGATTAAACAAGTACTAGAGTTGACAGGAACACAGTTCGTATCCTATAATCTTGAAGAGGACTTTACACGAGAAGAATTCTATGCTAAATTTGGTAGGGGTTCTACTTTTCCGCAAGTAGTATGTGACGATAAAAAATTAGGAGGATGTATTGACACAATCAAATTCCTCAGAGAACAACAAGTCATCAAGTCTTAACATAAATAAAAATGAAGACCACATAAATCGTGGTATTGAATTCTTGCTCAATGGAGGTAAGAGAAAGCAAACAGGACCATTTCACATTATGTTTGAAAAGATGGTTTGCTTTCTGAGATGGAAAGTAAATATTCACTTTGAGTTTTCCATCAAGACATCCCGGAGTAAGAAAAATGTTAGCAACTAGTTTAGTATTTGGTTCATTTCTGACTATTTTATTTCTCATGATGGGTCTAATGATTGGTTGGACTGCCAGAGAATATATGATGAACTATAGAGAGGCACCGAGATATCATCCTGAAATGTTTGATGAGCAAGGAAATCTAATTCCAGATGAAGTAATCGCATTTAATTTTGAAAACTATGACGACAACAACGAAGAAGAAGAAAACAACAACGACTAAGGCAGTATCACTGCAACTACCAAGAAATCCATTTGTCTTTGAAGTTTTAGATCTTGTTTCCAAACAAAGAAGCAAGGCAAAGAAGATTGAAGTTCTCAAGATGTATGAACATGCTTCTTTGAAGGCAACATTAATTTGGAACTTTGATGAGAGTATAATTTCTATGCTTCCTGAAGGAGAGGTTCCTTATTCTGGATTTGAGGATCAGGCATCATCTAATGGAACTTTGAGTACTAAAATCTCAGAAGAAGTTCGTAGAATGCATGAAATGGATTCATTTTCTATGGGTTCAAGTGATAAGAACGGACACACCACAATTCGTAGAGAGTTTAAGAACTTCTATCACTTCCTTAAGGGTGGCAATGATGCCATGAGTGGTGTTCGTCGTGAAACGATGTTCATCAATATTCTCGAAGGACTTCACCCACTAGAAGCAGAGATTGTTTGTCTTTGTAAGGATAAGAAACTTTCTGATAAGTATAAGATTACGAAAGAAATTGTAAGTGAAGCATATCCAGACATTACTTGGGGAAATCGTTCATAATTATGGCAAATCAATTAGGAGATGCTCCTACTAAAACAGAAGAGGAACAGTCTATGACCTCATGGACACCATCAGAAAAAGAAAATTCCAAATCCGTATATGGATGCGATATACTGATAGAGAATGGAACTTGGGAACAAGTATCTACTAAAGATTGTCCTTATGATGCCATGATAATCACTTATGTGGTTGATGGAGAAACGAGATATGATTTGACTCGTAGTCAGAAGGAAGTTCGTATCTTTAATATGTACTGGGATAAGTTTCGTGAGAATTTAAAAGGTATTGGTTTTGGTATGGGTAGAACCAACCCAAAACTATGGGGTCTAGAACCACCACCCCCAACCAAAAAGCGGAAATAGTTCCAAAAAAGTCGGGAAAAAATCTCCGGCAAATTTTTGGTCTGTAGGGATTTTCAGAAACCTCTTGACTAAATATGGTATAGGGTCTATAATAGACCTATCGTTCATCAGAGGAAACTCTGACGCAAGTAAGTCGCGGAACGGAGCCGTTCATCCCATGTTAGAACTATTATTCTACACAACTCTCACCTGTCAGCAAACTGATGCTATCATCCTGCGAATGCAGACAAATGAAAACATTAGTAATGACTTTAGGATTGAGTTAGTTGAGACAATGAAGGAGTCAAATCCTGAATGTTATTGGGACGCAAACGACTAAAGGAACGGACTTAAAACATCCAACTACTTTAGGAGTAAAATTATGTCTACTATCACTTATCGTGGTGTTAAGTACAACCCAGAAGCATACAAAGCTGCTGTGTTGGCAGAGCAAACCGCAACTCGTAACCACAATCTCATGTATCGTGGTATCAAAATCGAACGCAAGTTTGCATCTAAAAGTTGATAATTAACGCACTTAACTTTACTGGGGGTCGCAAGACCCTCTTTTTTATGCTATAATGGTATCGAAGTAATATGGTATATGGAAAAAGAAAGAGTTAATTTGATTATTCGTAATTTAGAACTTCTTTTAGATTCTCTAAAGGCAGAAGTAAATTCTGATAGAGATGATAAGGTAGACTATAATCCATATAGTGAATATATTGAAGATTATGATGAAGTCTATGAGGAGGAAAATGACTGAAACAAAAAAAGCAAAAGAACTTGTAAAATTGCTTGAAAAACTGATAGAGAAAGATTACCTCTACAGTGAAGAAAGTATCAAAGAAATGAAATCACAATTGCGTTCGGTAAAACAACAAATTGCTGATATAGATAAAAAGAACTCAAAAGGATTTGGAGCATGAATGTAAAATTGATCAGTATTACACCTGATGCTGAAAAAATGATGGGATATGTGGCACGAGTGTCAAATCCTTCTAATCAAGAGAATCCAAAGGTCGCTGGTCTTCTTAAGTATTGCGTCAAACATCAGCACTGGAGTGTCTTTGAGCAGTCATTTATGACTCTTGAGATTGAGACCACAAGAGGACTTGCGGCTCAAATCTTGCGTCATCGGAGTTTTACATTCCAAGAGTTTTCTCAGAGATATGCTGATAGTTCTTTGTTGAGTACAAGTATTCCTCTACCAGAACTTCGTCGTCAAGATACAAAAAACAGGCAGAATTCTATTGATGATATTGATGAATTTAAAGTTCAGAAGTATCAAATGTTGATGCAAGATCACTTTAGAGATGCAATGGCATTGTATCAGACAATGCTTGATGAGGGTATTGCAAAGGAATGTGCAAGATTTGTCCTTCCTTTAGCAACTCCTACAAGACTTTATATGAGCGGATCTTGTCGCAGCTGGGTGCATTATATAGATTTGAGATCTGCTCATGGAACTCAAAAAGAGCACATGGACATTGCAGAAGCATGTAAAAAAGTTTTTATAGAACAATTTCCAACAGTAGCAGAAGCACTGGAATGGAACTAAAAATTTATGATAATTTTTTATCAAGAGAAGAATTCTTAAATTTAAAATCTAGTATTGTATTTAATACAAATTTTCCTTTTTTTCTACATGATGGAATCACACAACCCAATGATTCAAAGGGCAAGTATGATTGGTTTGCTACTCATGTCATTTATGATGGAGGGTTACCAGTTTCTCCTTTAGAGAATTTTTATAATGAAATTGGAAGTATTTTCTTTCCAAATTTTGATAATATGAGATCAATATTGAGAATTAAAATTAATTTTTATCCTCATACTAATAATGTTATAGAGCATAAATCGCATATTGATTATGATTTTTCACATACTGCTGCAATTTTTTCATTGAACACATGTGATGGATATACAAAAATAGGAAATAATAATATTGTAGATAGTATTGAAAATAGGATAGTATTTTTTGACGGATCAAAATATCATAATTCTACAACTACTTCAAATGCATTAGGAAGATTTAACATATCTTTTAACTATCACTAATAAATATTTTTATACTGAATTGATAAAATGGCAACATATCCGATTATTAATAAAGAAACTGGTGAACAAAAAGAAGTCGTTCTGAGTGTTCATGAATGGCCAAAATGGTGCGAAGAGAATAGTGATTGGATTCGTGATTGGTCAGATCCATCTACTTGCCCTAGACCAGCAGAAGTTGGTGAATGGAGAGATAAACTTGTCGCAAAAAATCCTGGATGGAATGAGGTTTTGAATAAGGCATCAAAAGCACCAGGTTCAAAAGTAACTAAAATCTAATGGCAAGAAGAAAAAGAGCATCTGCAAATGATCAACCCATTGGAGTTGGTCTTACAACAAAGCAGATGAAAAGAAAAAAACCATTAAGTTCTTCATACTTAGTGGATATAGACCCACTTAATGAGAATCAAAAAAGACTGTTTGATTCTTATAAGGAAGGGAAGCATTTAGTTGCATATGGTTGTGCAGGAACAGGAAAGACCTTTATAACCCTCTTCAATGCTCTCAAAGATGTATTAGACGAGAATACACCTTATGAGAGAATATACCTTGTGAGGTCTCTTGTAGCAACCAGAGAGATAGGGTTTCTTCCTGGTTCTCATGAAGATAAGGCAGACATCTACCAAATTCCATATAAGAATATGGTAAAGTATATGTTCCAGATGCCAAGTGATGCTGATTTTGAGATGTT